TCTTTCTGTCTAACCCTATTACGCCTATCATTTCTCTTATTGAAATGCGACATAATAAATTGTACATTCTCCTTATACCAAAGTTTGTCCTTCTTTTCGTTTGAGACAAATTGACTTGGTTGATTTTTTATTACAAATGCCATTTATACAAATTTATGAAATTTTATTTGTAATTGCACAATTCACCCCTATATATTATATTACTCCGAGACCTTACTAGGTAAACCGTAATACTACTTTCTTGGGTGAACCACTCTTTAAACCATACCCCCCTTTCCCCCCTTTCCTTTAAACAACTAAAAAAGTCGTTTTTGAAAATTGGTTCAGGTGGAGTGGTTTTTGTGATTCCCAAGATACTTTCTCGTTCATCCCCACACAGTCCTTCAAGACATACCCCCATCAAAAAGTAAGGACTGCGGTGCAAACATAACACACTTTTTTTTATTTGTCAAGGATATAATGTCTTGGAGTCATCTTTTTTATGTAGAACTCAATAAACTCAGCACCTTTCACAACTAATTTTTTTTCTACAACTAGTCTAAAGATGTATTTATCGTTGAATTTGTACTTCTTTTGGAGCACATCGATAAATGGTTTTACGACATTATCTACGTCACTGGCCATATTACTCATGCCAACGACTAAGGAGACCTCTAAGGGAAGTGTATCCCAATTGATATCCGTCATAGGTAAAGCAAATAATAATTCTTGCTCGTACAATTTATACTTGGGTGATTTAAACTTCCGGCCTTGCCAAGCCTCATTAACCGAGAGTGGTTTAATATTAACTCTGTTTGAAAAAAGTAGGATATTCCGTCCTGATGCGTTCGCCATAAATTTCTAGATCGTTAAATAAAAGTAATTGGATTGGTATTCCATAGTATTGTGATACTATCAAGACGTGTCGAATTGAAAAGATTCTCTCCTCCGACCTCATTACACTGGCGTAGTACTGATCTACAGCAACGCCCATAAAATCTTTAACATTGGTACTGGATGGAAAGGATCGGTGCATTCGACTTAAGAACTCAAGATTATTGAAAAAGCGTGTTGAAATCTCTTTTTCCATAGTATTGATTTTCTCACCGTAATACTCTCCCCTGGCTTGAGATATTAAATCAAACTCAAGCATCTTAGATAAACCTCTTTTTTTAATAGAGATTATTTTCTGATCTAGTTCATCATAACTCATTGAGAGAAAGATCAAACTCGATTAAGTATTGCTCATTTTCTTTAATACACCTCATCACTTCTTTCATGACAATAATTAATTTCTGTTGATCGATAAGAGATTTACCGTTTACAATGTTATAGACATCATACTTCTTAATTCCAAATGGTTCAGTTCTCTCCACGATACGTGCCATATCCCCCCGCTTAAGTTTCATCTTTAGCTCTAGGATTTTATTTTTTAATTCTTTATTCATAATATTCTACAATTTTACAAAAAATATTTGCAAATAACAAGTTTATCCTTATATTTGCTCTAAATATAGTTATGGCTTTAAAAGAAAAAACAACCCCAGTAGTGTATCTTACCATCAGAGAAGGTAAGATTGCAAAGAAAGAAGGCGAGACGTATGTCTTGTTTGACTCAGTAGAAGGTTTCATCCGTGGAATCAGTACAAGAGAACACAAGTATGGAACAGATTTATGCATCATGTTAGAAGACGACCAGATGTACCAATTGCAAGTTAGATTAAAAGGTGAAGAGCCAAGCAAGCAAACCGCTTACTTTATTGCCTTTGCGCATTGTTGCCCTGCAATTGATCCTAATCAAAGAGTAGAGTTTATTCCTTCTTTGAAGATTGTGGATGATAAGAAGAGATCTGCTTTATTTTTAAAACAGAATGGTGAGATTCTTAAGTGGGCTTACAAAGTAGGTCAAGATGGAGTACCTGCGCCAGAAGAATTGAAGAATAAAAAGGGAGAAATTATCTCTGTCGATTGGTCAGAAGTTGAAGCCTACCGTGTAGATAAGGTAAATGAGTTCAGTAAGAACTTGACACCAGCCGTAAAAAGAGACATCATTAATGATTATGGAGTAAATCCTTACTCTGAGTCAATGAATGATGGCGATGATCTTCCGTTTTAATTATGGACAGGACATTATATGCTGATGGCTTCGAAGAGGCCATTGTAGGAATAGATTATATTTGTTCGCCTCCCCGGGTAATCTACGATAAGAATAAGATGGTAGAGATCCTAATGGAAACTGATGATATGACATTAGATGATGCTATTGAATACTTAGAGTATAATGTCTTTTGCGCTTATGTAGGTGAGGGAACTCCGATCTATGCTCATATTGGGCCTAGACAAGAAATCCAAGATCTAATAGATGAATACGATTTATGTCCAGAGGAGTAAGTAATATGTCTCTAAGTAGTAAGATAGGAAAAACGATTGAACCTGCTCATATGAAACACTATGGGCAGGAACAGCGGTCTATAGTTCGGCAGTCTTCGTTGAAAAGTGCCGTAAATATAATCTCCACAATGAACCTAGAAGGTAAGAGTCTAGACGAGGTAAAGGAGATGACGTTTCACCTTGCACAGGAATTCGAAAAATGGGTCTTGAGATAGTTCAAATCAATAAGGACAAGAGTTACGAGGAGTGGTTAGCATTCCGCTCACGTGGACTTGGGGCCTCAGAGATTGGAACCTTAATGGGTGTTAACTCTTGGAAAAGTCCTGCGGAGCTCTACTACCAGAAGATTGGTTTGATCCCTCAGAAGGTGGAACCAAATATTCCTATGTTTATGGGAACCATTTTGGAAAAGACTGTTGCTGAGATATTTGAGTATTGGGATGGGGATGATGAAAGTATGCTCCGTAATTATGAAGCAGGAAATAAGGTCAGAACTTTGTATGAGCCGGTGGGTTACGTTGTAAATCCAGAGTATCCGCATCTATTCTTCTCGCCTGACCGCTTACAAATCAAAACAAAAAACTTAAGAATAAGAGATGGTAGAATTAACTTGGAAAATGTGGAAGCTATTATTGAGATTAAGACGATTAGTGGATGGAGTAGCAAGCAGTGGGAGGGCGGCATTCCACCGTCTTACTACCTGCAACTACAGACGTATCTTATGGGTCTTGCACTTGATACCGGCTATTTGGTTTCTCTTGAGGATGGGAGGAATCTAAAGGTTCATAAGTTTGATCGGGACTCAGAAATGATTGAAATGATTGGCAATGTAAGCCGTGAGTTCTGGTCACGTGTTGAGGCCGGTCGTTTAGCCTTAGAGTTAGGAGAGGACTACGAGCAATACGCCCCACCTCCAGATGGTACAGAGGCATACTCAGAGTTCTTGAATAAGAAGTTCGCCAATCCTGAGGAGAATACTATCGTGTCTACTCCAGAGATTGATGAGTTTATACTACAGTACAAAGTAAAGAACTCGGAAATGTCTATTCTAGATGATGAGAAGAGGGAGGCCGCCAATTTCATTAAGGATTATATGGGTAATAATACCATTATACAATCTGAGGAGGGTAAGGTAACTTGGAGACCCAATGCAAAAGGAACTAGAATTTTTAGAGTTGGATGAAAACAAAGGATATCGAATGGTATCAGGCTATGTGGGAGTCACGTCCACACAAATGCCAGGAGTGTGGTATACATCTACCACACTTCAGTCCGATGTACATCTCGCATATCATAACAAAAGGAAGCTATCCGAGTCTGAGGAATCATCCCGAAAACTTTATGATCTATTGTTCGCAATGTCATCAGTTATGGGAATTTGGGACTCGGACGAAGATGAAGACTTATGATGAGGCTATGGAGATAATGGATAGATTAAAAAGAGAGTATCATGCAAGCAAATAAGAGAAGTCCTAAAGTAGAGAAGAGACAGTACTTAAGGTATATGAAGACGTACTTGTGGGCACTTCGCCACACTAAGGATGAATTGATCCAAACGGTGATGGGTAGGCATATGGATAAGTATCCAGCAAGCGCAGCTTCCTTAGAGCAGGCAATCACAGATATGGAAGCTGATAGTGAACTGCGTTCAACCGGTCTCAGCATAACCGATATGTACGCTATTAAAGAAGCACTAGATTTAATTGATAAGAATGACACCGAAACAACAAGCACAACAGATGGAAACGGACATCAAGAAGATGAAGTTTCAGATGGACACCTTCCGATACAGGGAGATAGCCAAGTACTCGATCAGCCTGTTAAAAAAAGAGCTACACGAAGTAGAAAAAGTAACAAGAGTAAACATGACGGAAATGATCCGTTATTGGGATGAAGTATTAAATAATTTACCATGACAAAATATACAGTAAGAGGGCCACGAGTTATTTTAACTCCCCCAGTAATTAAGCAGAGTTTAATCGAAGTAGACGATAAGTTGAAAAGAGAACTGATGGAAAAGGAAATGAGGAAGTGGCATAGCCTTACAGTTCTAGCCGTTGGTGATGAAGTTGTAGGAATAGAAGTGGGTGACGAGGTTTATGTCAATCCTATCTTCTTGCACAATGCCGAGAGAATTGAGATAGATGGAGTAGAACGCATGATTATACGTGCTGCTGATATATCTATTGTTTGGAAATAGTACCTTTGTATTGAACCCCCCTAGGGATAGTCTCCCTAGACCGAAAGTCCCCACCTGCATACCGTAAGATCTGCTTGTGGGACTTTTTCTTTTTTGGGGCTCAGACTCCCTTCGGTCGATAGAGATAAATCTCTTATAGCTCCCAATGCTTATTATACCTCTCGTAATAGAACTCAGGCATAGAAGAAGCATACTCTCCTACATAGTCACACTCAAAAACAGAACTAACACTCTGTACTAGGGAGGTAGTAATAATATCATCGTTCTCATAACCCAAGTCCAATAGGACTTCCTTAATCCAACGGTAGTTATTTCCACTGAGTACAGCAGCCTCACATAAGATTATCTTATCGTATATAACAGGAAAGCGTGCAGCAGCCTCTCTAAAGTTAACCTCGTACATATGCTTATCCTCTTGTGGAAATGGAACATCAACAGGATACATATCAAGCATCTTACCCCCAGCAGATAAATGGTGCGCCATATGCATAGAGAAGGTACTGCTGTAGTCTGGAGATACGTTTAATACTACTGTGGTCCAAGGATCAACACAGGGAATTCTGCGGATCAATGTCTGGATTAACTGGTGCTCTTTTAAGTGGTCGATGTACATGGCACAAATGTAATACAATGCGCCCATTTTTCATATAATGCGCCTATTATTCTTAAAAGTGCATGAATTTTTCCAGAAACTTAATGCAGTACCCTGCTGCACAATTATAGTTTTCTTTAGTCGGTCTGCCAAAAACCCGGGCTGAGACCAAAATTACTTTAGTTTACCCCCTAAATCAAAAAAAGCAAAGTGCATTTATTGCACAAAGTAGCGAAAAGCACTACCTACTACATAAAATAAACCCTATCGGGAATAAAAGGGGCCTAAAAATTAAAATGGTCTGTAATACTACCGCTCGGTATAATACCCCCGGGTATAAAATGTACCCCCCCTGGGTAGAACAGAGTTTACGTGAGTATTGGGGGTAACAATACGTCTACACAGCCTGGGCGTGCAGAAAAAAACACCCCCCCCGTTCCTTATCTTCATCGCAAATTTAAGATCCAATCAGATTATCCTCAAACTTATTTGGAATGATTCCATATAAAGAATCGAATCCACA